GATGCCAAAGAAGTCTCTACAGAAACATCACTAATCCGAACAGGGGTATAACCATTCATCCTATAAAAAATAAGATCATCACCCAAAAAGAAAATCGTATTATCATCTGAAGCAGTAGACCATAAAGCCTTACAACCTCTTTCAATAGCCGCCGTATCGTTTCGATCAAAGGGGAAATCCACGTTTGCCGAGTTATACCAAACATCCGTTCCTTCCTCACCGAATATAAAAAGCTCTCCATGATCGGTAGCAATAGAGACTATTTTGTCTGGCTTTCTGATACTAGATGCAACCTGATCGGCAGTATAGGAAGTGGAGCTAGCAAGATCGGAGATAAACCATTGATCATTCTGCTTATTCAAAAAGATAAGAAAATTGTCTAGAAATATAACCTGATCACCACCGGGGAAGTCTGGATCAGATATCAAAGAAAGAGTATCGGTATCAGCATTATAAACATAGCCATCACTACCAGAACCCGTACAGATAGCAAGATTAACTGAATCAGTAGCAACCGACATACCAACGCGATTGACGCCACTAATAGAGCCCTTATTAACTGCGGTTCCAGCAGAATCAAACCGCTGAAGCGTATTACCCACAACCGCATAGACATAATCGCCCATTTTGACCATGCCCCTGGATTCAGCTTTGACCGTCGCCGTACCAAAAAGCTTGGTGCCTGGGCTTCCGATCATACCGAAATCAGATACACCACCGGCACTTTCTACCGGATACCAGTTAATAGACTTCTCGTTACTAACCACCACCGAAGGATGTTTATTTGTGGCTCCCAGCAAAGCCAGCCTCATATATGATCACCAGCAGAAAAGTAAACAGAATCGTTATTGTCGTCCTGATCCATCACGCTACTTTTCAGATCCACGGCCATTTGAGCAATAAAGTTTTTGTCTTCTCCTTTAACCTCATACATGGGAATTAACCGCAATGCCAGGTTGTAAATCAGAGCATCCAACCACTCAACAGGAAAATGCGGGTTATCGCCCTCATTATCGAAGTCTTCTATCGGTTGCCTGTAATCAAATAACAGCTGATCTTTACCACTATCAGGAGTAGGCCAGACGTACAATACGCCATTAGTTAACTGAGGATCATAATAAGCCATCACAGGCTTACCCTCGGAACTCTTATTAACCTGCTCCATATAGGTTTTGCGACCAACCTTATGAACTGGGGTTTCGTTACCGTCAATCTTTCGCCTGAAATTCTCGCAATCCAATGGCCTAACAATCGTATAGTCACCAGTGGCACCAAGCGTATAACTGCTCTGGCCTTTAGCAAGATCAAGCTCGCCCTGTTTAGTTATCCAAAGCTTCAACCCTTCTTTCATCCATGCCTTCACAATCCGGTTTAGTGCGCGGGTAGCGTAGGATATTTGAAAGTCTTCCGGGGTTTCATCGTCTTCGATACCGTTTACCAGATAAAGAGCATCAGTGATAATCTCATTTCTGGTTTGATTGAAGTCTGTGCTTCCGCTTGTCGCCATTTATAGATCATCCACAGTAACGTCACCAGCAGACAAAAACTTGTCTGAGGCTTCGGATCTTGCCTCTACAGGCTTTGAAGCTCTTCCGGGTGGTAAAGAGTCTTGCGGGTGCCGCTCTTCCGCGTGTTCCCTCAAAACTATATGGCCATCCCATTGCTTAACGCACTGTGACCGCTTGACCTTTCGGCCAGTACGATCACAGATGACGTTATAATCGCCGGGTGTGTAGGTCGTTCTACCCATAATAAACAATCGCGCTCGCGCCGGTTCCAGTGACAGTTATATAAATGCCATCACTACACTGAACCTTGTGATCGAAACTAACGAACTTGGATAGATCAGCAGCCACACAGCCACCCTCAAAGAGCTTAGTTCCTGAAGCCGCTGAAGCGTTATCGTGAAGAATTATCGTGGCATCATTAGCGCCATTAGTGATAATTTCAACACCAGCCAATAACGTCTTACCCGCTAGCACCACGCCTGAAGCGGTTTTTTCACCGCTAGATATACAGGTATTACCCATCATAACCCCCTTACTCGGTTACTACTTCAACATACTCAATGATGATATCGAAAACCGCCGTATCAGAACCAGCAGAGCAGGTATAAGAAACAGGATCACCCCCAGCCGTTATGTCGTGCGCTTTCGCATAAGCAACATCAGCGCCGGTCCCAGTCTCTTCAAGAAGAAGAGCCCCAAGTGTGATAGCACCATCAGCAAGATCACCTTTGACCAATCCAGCCGTAGCGAGCGATACCCCAGCTAAAAACCCGTTTGGATCGTTAGAGGTTCCCATTGTGCCTACATCAGCCGTTTCTGTAGCGTCCACGGTAATCACGTTAAGATAAACATCCTTAACAATTGCGTTAGTCGGCAAGGTAAAATTCGTTTGTGTTTCTGAAGTCTGAGCATCACATCGAATAACAGCAGTCCGATTAATCAGCTTCGTTTGTGCGTTCATGTAGGAGTTATCGGTAGAAGTAGTGGAACCACTATACTGCTTACGCGTCGATACCCCAGTAGGAAAATTAGTACCAGTCATAGAATCACCTTCATTCAATCAATTAGAACAGCGCAAAAGCGCCAAAGGTTTAAATAAAAAAAGGGCTTAGCAAGATACGCTAAACCCTAACTGCCATCCCACAGGCAAAAACTAATGGGTTACTGCTTTTCCAAATAAGCTATTGCTGATTTCCCTGGACTGCTCCAAGTATTCTATATCGTCACGCTCCGGGCGAACCAAACACACCGCGAGGATCTGTCCAACCTACACTAAAACGAACAGAGCCTTTGAACTTAGCGTTTTCAGTATCGAAATCACTATCATTCTTGAACTCTGGCGCTCGTCGGTTGAAATACTTCATGCCTTCCATACAGTCAGTCTTTAAGAACCAGGCATCCGCATCAGTCAAATAGTGATTCATGCATACATCTAGGTTCATATCCTTCAACGCATTTACAGCGTTATTGGCCGAATCGTTCTGAAGAATAGACTTCAAAATTCGCTTGGCCTCAAACTGTAATTGACGCGGGATAATTAACTTTCGTGGAAGAACAGCAATCTGCAACCCTCGGTCATCAGTCAAGCCGCCAATATCAATACAGGCTTGCTCTAGTGATGCCTCGGACAAATCCGCTGAAGTAGTCAACTCATTAGAAAAGGTTCCACCAGCCACATTAGGGTGATCAGTAGCACACATTTCTTTAGCGTCGCCGCCTGTATAAGAGCTGTTGAAAGCCCTATTCAGAACGTTTGCCGCTACTGTCTCTTGTGTAATGCGAATAGATTTACCAAGATATTGCGCCTTCTTAAACTGCAAATCATATTGGTCATCTTCCATCATTTCACGAGTGACAATAAAGCCAAGCGCATAAACAACGTTTGTATAACGAGTTGTCCAACCTTGCTTGATCGAATCATAACTAACAGATTCACCTTCAGGCTTTTTCGGAGCCAATCCGGTTCCACTGATAATTACATCTTCTTCATACAGCTTCGTGGATTTCTCCGTATCGAAGATCTGCGCGTACTCCAAGGAGTGCTGGTTATAACCCAAACCATAAAACTTATTAACGCCCGGCCACATTGCCTTGGCGATACTGCCAGTATTTACAACAGCCATGATATCACCTCCAATTATGTTCCGGTTGTAGACCCGAACTCATGCTCATTGATGAAAACTTCCCATCGAGCATTGGTTCCAATCTCATTATCAGGACGTTGCGCTAAACCTAATACGTTTAACTGAGCCGCACCAGTCCCGGTTGTGTTAACGTCCGAAGAATCAAGCTCCATGCCTGAAGCCCCTGAAGTGGTATCACCACTACCTACAACCACATTGCCATTGTTGCCAATATGAGTTGCTGCAAGGTCGTTACCAACAGAATCCTCCTGAATCTCATAAACTACATCAGGATCTTCGCACACAAGAACGTAACGCTCCGTAGAAGCCGCCCGGTAAAGCGTTTCCAGGTCAGTGCCTAGAACCTCAATACCCACAACAACCCCTCTTAGCGAGTCGCCAGCTGCCGCTTGCGCTACCGATGGCACACCATCAGAATCACCAGAACCAGCACTTTTAACCGCATCCCCCACAAAAATGGCCGTAGAATCAGTA